GATGAACTAAAGATCCAACATTTAATGTACCTTCAAGATCTGTATTACCATTATCTGTATCAACTGTAAACTTGTCTGCAGCTGCAGCAGTTTGAATTTTAAAGAACTTGTTATCTGCCTTGATAGTAGTAGCATCAGATACTGTTAAAGTACCTGCTATAGCAGTGTTACCAGATGCTGCTGTGATATTAAACTTGTTACTATTAACATCAACGTTACCTGTAACAGCAAGAACACCTGCCATTGTTAGGTTACCAGATGTAGTTACTGCAGTAATTTTAGCGTTATTACTACCATCCTTAAGTATGAAATTCTTAGAAGCACCTTTAATTACTACTTCATCAGTAAAGAGTGATGTGCCTGTGACACCTAAGTTAGTATCGATATCTACTGAACCACCGATATTGACACTACCACCGATACCAGCACCACCTGCGACCACTAAGTCACCAGTAGTATTAGTTGTAGATGCTGTACCAGTTGTAAGTTTTAAGTTACCAGCGATGATCCCTGCATCTGTTCCAGAGAATACCTCTGCGGTATTTGTGGCATTGTAGAGGAATGTGAATGACCCTGCATGTCCTCCAAGATCGTTGGCCGAATCGTCGTAACCAAAGAATCCAACTCTTGCTTGAGAGTCATAATATCTGAATTCAATTCCTCTGTCCTTATTGTCATCTGACGCTGGAGCAGTATCACCACCAAGAGTGATAATAGGGTCATCCAGAGTAGTGACTGCTGAATTAATTGTTGTAGTCGTTCCATCTACTTGTAAGTCCCCCATTATTTGAACTTTACCAGCCACTGCTCTATCATCACCAGGATCAAGGATCATAGTGGCAGCAGAGGAAGCAATGTAATCCCCTTGGAAGTACATGTCTTCTACTTGTACTTTACCAGCAGCATCTGATGCAGTTATGGTAACAGCATCCTCTGCACCAATAATTACTTTACTATCACCAGAACCTAAGTTAGTTGCAAAAATACTTAAAGATCTAGTAGATGTTGAGTTCTGTGTAGTCTGGAATGTTAGATTACCATCTCCAGTCTTATCTAAAGTTTGTGCAGTCGTTCCATCGAAGGTAATGTCTGCATCACTGAAATAAAGTCTTGCGTTAATATCAACTTCTCCAGCACCACTATCACCAGTATTATTCGCACCAAACAGTAGATTACCGCTTGTATCATTAACCTTGACATAGTTGAGATAATTAAATCCACGATATCCTGTAGTAGCAGTTAGTTCTTGGTCGAGGGCAAAGTCCTCTTTCGTGTTGCCGTCAGCAAAGGAAACTCTACTGTTTTGAAGTTGAGTATTGTCAATACCAGCAGTAGCGAAAGTAACGTGACCTGCTGCAGATACATCAAAATCCTCCTGAGAGAAGGAAGCGAGACCCTTTTGCGGTGTCGCACTCGCAGCAAGATATCTCCACGACCCTGCATCGCTAGTATCTGAATGAGTAGGTGCCCCAGCTCCAGCCGAAACACTTGCAATGGCTTGATAAAGCTTCGATGCATTAGTGATTTTATCACCACGGGAATAGGTCGAGGCATTGTTATACGCTGCTGCTACTGTACCTTCAGTTGCTGTTGCGATTGGCAACGTTGCTGATGCTGTTAGTCTACCATAATCGTCAACAGTATAGTTAGTTGCGTTAACAGTTTCTGATCCTGCAGCAGATGTTAATGATGCTGCATTGTATTCACCAAGGGTTACAGCAGTTGTAATAAGATCAATGGTTGGGTTTCCAGATACACCATTACCATTAGTAAGACCAATTCTAGTAGCAGTACCAGTAATAGTTCTGGTTGCCATAGCACCACCACTGGTTCTTGAAATAATACCTGTAGTCGTTAGACCAGAAATTGCAACTAAGTCAAGGTCATATGGTTGAGCAGATGAACCTTCTACAGTTCCATTAAGATTGTAATCTGCAAGAGTTGAAGGGGTTGAAGCATTGGTAATTCTACCTTTAGCATCTACAGTTAACTTTGTATATGTCCCAGATGAAGAAGCAGTACCATCATAATGAGGTAATGTTGAAATTAATCCTAGTGAAGAAGCAAGGTTTAAGTTTGTAGAACCATCGAAGTTACCTGTGGCAGTAAGGTCTCCCGATATTTGTATTTGTCTAGTTGAAGCAAGTCTAGCAGCAGTCGATGCATTACCAATAATGGTTGCAGTTATAGTACCTGCAGCAAAGTTACCGTCTGCGTCCCTTTGAACTAATGTATTTGCGGTGTTTGATGTTGATTCTACTGGACGTTCATATCGTAATGTGTTCCATGCAGATACACCATCACCGATTTTAAACCGACCAGTATCTAGTTCAATACCAAGTTCGCCTTGAGCTAGTGTAGGGTTAGCGTTTGCCCACTCCTGTGCACCACCTCTTCTTAATTGAATTCTATTTGCCATTTTATTCTAGGACAACTCTATGAGTACATGCTTCCAAGTTATTTATGCCATAAAGAAAGGGGACTTTCGTCCCCCTGTCTTAATCTTCAGTTGTTTTTTCTGGGGGACTATCGGAAAGGTTATCCACTGTGCCCTCTTCTGGGGGATTATAATATTCTAATGCTTCAATAGCACCCTGAAGCTTGAGTGCTGTTGCTTCATTTTCTCTGATTTTACCTGCAAGAGCTTTATTCTCTTCAATCAGATTAGAATACCTTGTTTTAAACTGTTTAAGCATCTCATCTTGAGTTACTTTCTCCAATGGAGGAGCAGTTGTTGGGGTCTCTGTCATGATCCTTTGTTAGCTAACGTTATTAAAAGTGACTTGATCTCACCTATTTCTGATTTTAACCCAGAAACATCTTTTTGTAAAGCCTCAAATTCTAATTTCTTAACTTCCTCTGCTTTTTTTGCCCTCATATACTTAGTGTATGTTGACTCATCAGCACAGGATAGAGATCCAGAATCTGCATCTCTAAACCAGTTATCAGCATCTTTTACAGGAATCTGACTCATTATACAGCAAGAGCAATCGCTCTAAGTTCTTTGATAATAGGTGAATACGCTTGGTTGGATGACACAAATACGATCTTAATTTGATATTGGTCAAAACTTAATCCCGAAACTTCATATTCAAATTCATTGAATATTTCAGATTCTGTTGCAGCAGGTACACTTGCAGCAGTAGATGGGAAGAATTCATATCCAAGTTTAGAAATCGGATCTGTTGAACCAACTGGACGCACTCTATATAGTACCTTAATTTCACTGCCTGGCGGACGGAATCCCGCAAAGTAAACCTTAATAGATCCAGATGGATTAGTTAGATTTGCAACACGAGAAATGTATACACCATCATGCTCATCTCCAACAGCAAGTTTAGCAGTGTTAGGATCACTAGGATTATTAATCCTATTTGAAACACATGTGATAGACATTCTATCAGTATCAATCACTGGAGAAATATTACCCTTATTACTTGTAAGAGTTAAGTCCATTCTAAAGGACTTAGCACCACTAAGTTCAGACGATTCGTTGATACTAGAACAAATCAACTGAGGAGAAGTTAAAGGATTATCTTCACTTAATGTAATATCACTAAACACTCCATCATTCGAGAATGAAGATTGGAGTATGGCAGATCCATCATTGATAGAAGTACCAGTTATAGTATTAATTCTTGCAGTAACATCTGTGCCAGGAAGGAGCATTCTCTCAATTTGAGGAACTAATGTTTCATACTGTATGTTCTGTGTTGCAGTAGCAACAGGACCACCAGATACAATACCTAATCTAGCAATAGATGTAGTTGACAATTCATAGTAATCAAGAGTTGGATTCAGAATACCAGTATGTGTCTTATTAATCTCTGTTAGAGGTATACCATCTAAGTTGTAGCACTCTACTCTAGTTTCATCAGCATGGGATCTAGCAGTTGTACCTCCTAAACCTCTTTCTTGGACAGTAATTGTCTTACCATCACTACTGATTGCATTGTATGAAACAATCTCAGAGTAAGTCTGACTTAGACCAACAGAAGTATTCCATATCCTTATATAACCAACGTTAGTTGCACTAACTGATTGACCATTAATAATCTTATGGAATGCACTAGCATCAGAAACTGATATAGAAGTATCACTAGCAGATATAGCAGCAGTTAATGTTGTAGGTGAAACTTCAGATTCCACATCTGATACAGTAACATTGTTTGCAACATCATGCATACCATGATTACTGTGTAGAACCCTAACCTTCCTTTGAGTTGTAGCAAAGGTTGGTGTTGACTGAGGATATGAATTTTGGATTGATCCAGTCTTAACTGCGTCTCCAGTAGGAGTAAATGCAGTAGATGATGCAGCTGTAGTTGCCTGACCATTAGTACCACCACCTGCTCCATCACCAGTGATTGCCTCACTATTTTGGAAGTCTAAAGAACAATACTTCAATGCCAATGTGGTTGCATTAGTGACAGTTGTAATTTCAGCAGTAGCACCAGATGTACCACCTGTAATTACGTCTCCGACTGCATAACCAGATGTGGATGCAACTGTTAATGTACCAAGTGTTTTGGATGATACCAGTCTATTAGTTGTAGAAGTACCTTGTGCAAACGTACCAGTAATGTCATTTAATACCAGTAGTACACCATTTACTGCACCAGTAATTTGTGTAATTGTACCTTGTGCAAGAGTTGTCTTCTGATAAACTCTAGCACCAACAGTGTATGGAGTATTTGCCAATACATCATTTGTTAAGATCTGTATTTCAGGAACGAATGTCTGAATAGGATCATTTCTAAGAGCTAGAACTCCACCATTACCTTCTGCAAGAGCAATGTTATTAAGTACAACCTTACTGTTGGCAGCAGTATTAAATTCTGCTCTGTAAATAGAGAACTTAAGATCTTCATACTGGTCTGCAGTCCATGTAGATGCGTTCTGTGATTTGAATAGAACACCAGCATAAGGCTGTTCTGATATAGTTCTGTCTCCAGTTATATCAATTTCTCCCATCCTAGAGATCCAAATCTTATATGAGTTAGAGTCAGAAAGTAGAACAAAGCAATGTTCAACTGATTGAGGTATATAAACTGGTGCTTTAAATGTAAACTTAGTAGCAACAGCACCTGTTTCAGATGTTTGTATTACAGAAGGTTCTAATGTAACATCAGAGAATGGTAGAATACTTGTTGTTGGATATCCATTTTCCATTGTTCTAATTTGCATAGAAACAGGAATGTTTGTATCCTTAGTATTAAAGTAAACTTCTACAGATGTTATGAATACACCACCTGCCTCATCAGCAATAAAGGATTGAGCAAGAGGGTCATACCAACCAATCTGTCTTGTTTCAGTTCTAATAGTGTTAAAGTTTCTTGTCTGGTTAACAGTATCACGAACCACCTCAGCATTACGAACAGCAAGGACGTTTTCACGTACTCTGTTTAGAGTACCCTTTGCTTCGTATTCTGCTTCAGCAGATGAATCAACTGCACCTGCAAGTCTTGAATCATTCTCGTCTGTAGTTAAACGTAAAGTTCTTGTACCAGTTCTCCAACGTGGATTACTATCTACATTTGTTCTTGGTATAAAGAATGAAGATTGCATCTTACCAAAACGGTCAGAAACAAGTCTACGATCTTTAACAACTGCTTTAGCACCAGATGTACCAATCAGAACTTCACCAACTTGTACATTACCAAAGTAAGCACCAGATGCTTGTTGAGCACTTGCATCAGCATCAATATTCAAGAATGCTGTAGTAGATGCATAAGATGATGGTAACTCAGTATCATCATATGGGTTATACTTATAAACGTCATTAGGAGCAGCAACCCTAAATCTACATCCAGATGATTGTCCTCTAACAGTTTCACCAATCACAAACGGTGTGGAGTTTGTTCTTGCGTCTGTAGAAGGGTTCTTAATAAGTTCAACTAACTTAGGAGTCTGATAGTCATTAATCTTTCTTCCATCAAAGAATGAGTAGAAACGTGTTCTAGGCTTAAGTCTTTCAACATTAACCTTAACGTTTCTTGAACGAATCCAAGGAATAGATGTACTTGATACGATACTATCTCCAAGAGATCTTCTATCAATTCTAGGAATAACTCTAGTTCTAATACCACTTCTAGTTTGTCTAGTCTTAGTCTGTACAACAGTTTCCCTATTAACACGACGCATTCCTCGACCACCCCATACCCAAGCATTAGGTGAACGACCTACGTCTTCTCTTAACCAATGATTATTTCTAACAGTTCTACTTGATATTGTACGAGTAGCAGTCCATTGATCTCTCCATGCACCCCACTGAACAGGAGCAAAACCATTTTGGTCAACTCTCAATTCAGAAGAAACTGCTCTGAAATCACCTTCAATTTGAGTAACTTGTACTGGAAGTCTTCTTGTATCTAACCAGTCATCAGATGCTGGAGTTAAATCAATACGTCCAATGTAAGTAAATACGTTGAATGGGTTGATATTTTCAACTCTTGAAGCATATGGTTGGTCAATAATCTTCTTCTCTGTATAAGGAAGAGTTAATGCAGGACCAGTTTGTGTATAATTGGTAGATAATGATGCATTAATTTCAACACCTATGTTAGTAGTGTAGTGAGATGCACGGCAATAACCTTCTGTAAAGTCTAATGCAGCAGCAAAGTCCTCATTAGAAACATCAGATTTACCATGATCTGAGAAATCATCAACGATAAATCCATTTTTCAAACGATCTTTACCATCAGCATCTATAATTTTAGTATTATAGGTATCTGTTTCAAGTAAATTTAATGAAGTATAGTACTCAACCTGATCTAATCTACGTTCTAAACCACCGATATCACGCATAGTAAAGCGTTTGTTATCAGATCTTACAATAGCAACGTCATCTTCAGGGTTGAAACCATATGGTTTATGGTTAATGGTTGCTAAAAGCATACCATCTTTAAGATCATCAGGTTCTTGTGGTGCCTCGGCAGATTTTCCTTTAATAATTTGGAACTCACCGTCAGGTGTGATAAATGCTTTGTCAGTTCTAGGTAGATACCAATCAAAATCACAACGGAAATCGGTATTTAACTTAGGAACATCGAATAAAGTAGCATTAGGTGATCCAGATACATTGAATACTCTTGAATTAAAATCAAAAGTAGACGCATTTACATATGCTGGAGATGCTACAGTACCTGTTCCACTGTATAGATTCTTAACTCCTGGTCTGAAGTCTAAGAAATCTGCTAGGAATAGGTAAGTATAGAATGGAATATCTGAGTAACTAGTATTCAGATAAGATTGACCACCGAAATAATCACCAGTTGCAGAGTGTGTATAGTAATCAACAACTATTTTTAATTTTCTAATTGGTGTTGCAACACCTTTCTTACGAACAATCTTAGAAATATCATATAAGAATCCAGTTTGATTGACTTCTAGGTAATAGTTGTCAGTAATAACTTTAGATCCTACTACAACAGATCCTGAACTATCATTAATAATTGCAGAAATTGCAGTATTATTACTATCAAAACCATCAATCGTTTCACCAGCAACGAATGTTCCGTCTAAGTAAACGAGTGTTAGTTTTAAATTACCAGAGGCAAAGTCAACAACCTTTGCTCTTGCTTTAGATGTCTTACCAGTTACAATACTTCCTGTTGCAAAGAACACTGGTTCTACAAGTGTTACTGAAGGTAGAATTGGATCATTATCATCTAATGATTCATAGACTGCATGTAATCTATAGCAGTCAGCAAGTCCTAGAGAAACATCTCTATCTTCAATTCTATTACCGTAAAGATTAGAGTAAACTAAATTATAATTTTGCTTATCAAGATCTTGAATAGTCTTATCTACTTTAAGAACAAACATCTGGTTTCCAGACTTAGTTTTTCTAGTAGTAACGTTCTTAGAGATAGTACCAGTTACCTTAACGGATGTAATATCTGTTAGATTATCAACCTGTAAAGTAGTTCTATCACTAGATGTGAATGTTGTATAACTAAGAGCACCAGAGTTAGTAGTATTCAAAGGTAATTCAGAACCTACTGCTGGAGGTGAACCACTACCACTAACTGCCATTACAGTCATAGTGTAGTTCTCATTTGTAATTGCTTGGAACTGTTCGTTCTCTGGGAGAGTAATTGATATAGAACTAGAAGCAACAGTCTGAGAATCAAATGTTCTCCTTACAACCATTGACTCATCAGAAATACTCTTAACATACTTCTTAGGCATTGGGCTGAATAGATCAGCATTCTGTGCATCATTTAATCTTGCACGATACCTTAATAAACTTGTGTAAGTACCTGCAGAAGGTGCTGCACCGCCACCTGGAGGAGTAACTTTAACTGTCTGTCCTGTTGAAGCAGTATAATCAAAAATGGATCCAATACCTGTAGTAGGTAGAGAATTAGGGTTTACATAATCAACATCAACATATTGAGTATTGTTAAAGTAAATTCTATCACCTGGTCTTAAATCTAATGCAAAGTTTGATTGTAAACCAGTAATTTTCTCTGCACTACCTGTAGCATCATATGTAAATGTACTACCTTGTACTCCTAAAGCATCTTCTAATATAATGTCAGCAGTAAATTCTGTTGCATTAGTTGACTCATCCTTAGAAACAAGTTGACGTGTATCGGAGAATGAATATGTGTGTATAGTAGTTACAGTATCTTTATCTAATCCATCAACAGTAATCATTTCACCTGCAACAAAATTACCCTCAACTTGGTAAAGATCAATATGATCTGCAGCTGAGAATGCCTCTGTTACATAACCTCTTGCACCTGAAGTCTTACCAACTACTAATGAACCTGCAGCGATTGTCTGAGCAGTATTCATATCCAAGATGGTGAACATCTGAACATCAAATAATACTGTCTTATAGACATCATCTGCATCACCAAACGTAGAGTTAGGATCATTAGCATGTTCACAAGTAAGTATCCTAGCAAGTCCGATAATATTACCAGCACCTGATCCAGGAGAACTACTAAATGCGTCTCTTAATTCTGTCTTTTGATATGCATTACTAAGTGTAGATCCAGTAGCATTAGGAAAACCGTAGATATTTTCGATATTTACTGAGTTTCCAACCTCAAATGGAATGATAGTATTCTGTAATGAATTGGTATCACGTGGTTTATCAAGATCAACATATGTTGGAGATAAAGTTTTAGTTCTATAACCTCTTACATAAGCAGTACCAGGACCAAACTCAACTGCATACATGCTCTCTGCAGTAGTATTACCATCAGCAGTAGTAGCACCAGCACCATATACACCATTATTGAACCCATCATCTAGGTTCTCTCTTAAGTTAATATCAAAATCTCTTACAACATAATCACCTGACTCTTCATATGTTCTAGTAGCAAGTGATCTTTCTAATTCATTAAATGCACTACGATCAACTAACTGTTCTACTTTAGATTCATTGATACGTAATAGTTCGATGAAATCTTTATCAGCATCATCTGTTAAAAGTTTCTTGACCAGCTTTGTGGTGATTCTAAATCTATGAGCACCAGGAGCAGCATAGTTAGATGTTCCAGCAGCATTATCGTTGAGTGTGAGGTCATCTTCAGGAGTGATGATGGATTCCTGTATGTCGAGACCAATACGATATGATGGGTTGCTTCCATATTGATCGAGTAAGATATATTGATATGCTACATCAACAAAGAATCCTCTAATGAAGTAGACACCTTCTTGCACATAAGCAACAGATCCAATCTGTAATGCACCTGTTGGTAGTAACTGAGCAAATGGTGAACCAATTTCAATCAGAGTAGTTCCAAATGTTATTTCTGTATCAGTAATTAACTGTTCGTTATTAGAGAAAGTGGATTGTGTATTTCCTGTACCACCAGACTCAATATACTTAACATATAATGTGATATAACCTTTATCTGATTCAGTATCAGATATACTATAAAGTACTTTTGCTTTAACTCCTGAAGTCAAACCTGTAATAATTTTACCTGTTAGCTGACTACGATATAATTCAACGTCAGCACCCAAGAAAGACTCCTGAAGCATAATTGCTTGAACTTCCAAGTCATAACCAACTTGACCTGGTATAACCATTGCACCATCTTTAAATAGGTGCGAACCGACATTCTCTACCTGATTCTGCAGAACACTCTGCATAGTAGTAAGTTCCCTTGCCTGAATTGGAAAGCCAGGACGGAACAGCACTCGATAAAAGTTTTTCGTTTTATCAAAGTCGTCGTAATACGGTGTTACGTTTAAATTAGTATTTTGTGCCATTCGATTAGAACTCGATTACGATTTTAATATCTTCTACCTGGTCGTTTGCACGACTAATGGATCTCCTATTATCTATGTAAACAACGTCACCGCTATTTGATTCGATCTCAGGTTTCGCATAACCATTATTAAATTTCATACCTAAGTCATACTCAGTGTTGTTAATTGTCCTTGCAGATGAGTTAGGAACTGCGGGGAAGTTAACATCAGGTGCACCAGCAGCACCAGAGGTTGCACCACTAACAACGTTAGATCCGTCAAACTCATTTTGTGTACCAGTAACTTCTGGGAAGATACCGTCAACTGCGTTCTGATAATATTTCAGAACTTTAGTTGTTGCATTCCAAGAAATAACCCTACCACGAGCAGTAACGTTAGTACCACCTACAACTCTTGTTTGAGTAATAATTTCATCAGGAACATAATTACCTTGGAAAGTTGGTGAGAATATCACCGCCTTTGTTGCTGAAACTGTCAAATCAGATATCAGTTCAGCAGTACCAAACTTAAGTGGGTTTGTAATCAAACCAATACGACGATAGTCGTTATCAACTGGGAAATCTCCCGCACCTTCATCATATGATAACTTAGCGTTGATCATGGTTCTAAAAGCACCAAGTTCAACTACCGAGTCCTTCCCATGACCACCTGGAGGAGGAATGATAACATCCACCTGACCAGAAGTACCAGTACCAATACCTGTAATATTATCCACAGAAATCTTACCGAAAGTATACCCAGTACCACCAGAAGTAACAGTAGCAGAGATAATTTTACCTCCATCAACCACAATACTGACACGACCACCAGTGCCGTCACCGTTAATAGCAACATTATCATAAGTTCCGTTATTATATCCTGAACCTGCAGCGTTAATAACTACAGTATCAACCTCACCAGCAACTGCGTTCGTTTGAACTGCTGCGTTGGTAAACACAGGCATATAGTCGTTAGAGAAGAATTTAAGAACAGAAGCAACAGGAATAGTGTACATATACTTCCATCTATAACCATCACCAGTAGTAATGATTGAAGTTGAAGTACCTGTAGGTTCAACGGTAGAAGGTTTACCGTTAGGATCACTAGGTGATGTACCGTTATAGATGCACTTATAAACTTGATACTGAGAGTTTACAACGTAAAAATCAGAATCATATAGTTTAGTTGCACCAGAAGCAGCAGTCTTACTTGGAGAATAATCATGACGATACATGTCATAAGTAAATCCTAAACCACCAGTAGTTTGTTCTGGGGATACCCAGTCAATCCTACGTACAACCTGTACGGTGTCAGAAGCGAGTACACGCTTCAAAGATACCATGTCATCATAAGACCCTGAAAATTCAGAGAATGAATCTACCGCTTGAGGCGGTGCGTTTTCATTATCCCAACTTTGCGGTCTTCCAATGAATAGATATAGACGATCTCTTGTTGCACCAGCAGCTGTATCGCTTTGGGTTGCATCTGGACCTTCTAAAGCTTTAATGAATTTCTTCGCAGAAAAAATTCTAAATTGATCAGTTAATAGAGCTGCCATTTCCTAAGACTATTGTCCTCCTGTTTATTTATGCCTATTTCGAGCGAACAGTTGCTGAGTAATCAATTCTCTTGATTCTATAAGACGCACCACCGTTCCCATTAATCTTTTCTCCACCTAAAACTGCCTGTGCAGCAGCATTAGCACCAGTTGTATCACCAGAAGCATTTGTGAAGGTTACTGTTGGATGAATCGCATAAGTTCCATCTACAGTTTGTGGAATACCATATCCACCATTAGTTACAGTTAATGATGCAACTTGGTCTCCTGCAGCAGTTAGTACCGCAGTTGCAGTTGCTTGTATATCACCTGTGTTTTCAATAGCAACAACAGGTGGTAGTGAATAGTTAGTACCTGGATTTTGAATAACAAAATCTACAATACTATTCTTCTCTGAGAATTCATAAAGATATCCAGCAATACCAACGTTTATATTATTAGTATTGTAAGGAATAATATCCTTAACTATTAACAATCCATCTGAAGGTGCCCATGAAACAACAGTTCCTTGTACACCAGAGATTGCACCTGTTACAACTTCATTAACAGAGAAGTTTGCACCATTATTATCTTTTACTAAATCAACATATATGTTAATTAGTGCTGTATGTTCTACACCCTCTGAGAGTCCACCTGCAGCACTTATAGTTGCATACTTGAATGGAATACTACCATCTTTGATATTATCTCCAACTTGGAATAGAGTTGTATTAGTACCACCCTGAGTTTCCTCAATACCATAAAGAGAACTGAAAATACCACCATCAAGTGATATTTGATTCAAGAACGTAGTATTAGTATTTACCAAATCAGGAATACCATCACCTGCAGCAGTTGGTAAAATATCTTCAAATTTCTTATCTTGTAAAGTTCCTATAGGAACTGTCAATGTAGCAATACTATCACCAGTAGAATCAAGAACTGTATGTGGTAATACACCAGCAGCAGAAGCATCTGCAACACCAGCATCAAACTGAACAATCGCATCTTCAGTAGATGGAATACCACCATCAATAAATGCTAATTCATCAACTTCAAATGTAACTAGAAGTTCTCTAGTTGTAGGATCCCAGTCATATACTTTAGCAACCTTGTTATTAGCATTTTCAACTTTTCTAATAACTCTATCACCAACATCAAACTGATAAGTTGAATTTCCATTACTGTCATTCTGACCAGCATCAAGAATAACCCTTTGGTCATAATTGAAGTTAACACCTCTAGTTAAACCAGTAAACTTACCTGCAGTCTTAGAAGTATATGTAATAGTCTCTTTATTCAGAATAAGAGTACCAGATCCTGGATAAGCATCTGTAGAGTTTACAAATATATTACTATCATTTGCAGTAACGTTCTTAACTAAACCTGTTAAGAATATAGCAGTAGAATTATATGCCTGTCTTGCTCTAGTCTTACGTTTTAATTGAACTAACTTCGTAAAGATAATATTTGGTGCAGAAGTATATCCAGTACCAGGTTCAGTAATATTAATACCAGTAACAGCACCTTGACTAATAGTTGCTTCTGCTCTAGCACCAATACCACCGCCACCAGTGATTAAAACATATGGTGCTTCTTGATAGAACTCACCTTGATCTACAACATTAATACTTGTAACTTTACCTAGTTTATCAATTTGAGCAGCACCCTCAGCACCTTGTCCACCACCACCTTCAAAGATAAGTGTTGGAGGACTAGCATATTCTCTACCAGCATTTAATAGTGATAAACCAGTAACAGTTTGTACAACAGGACTACCAGTCGCACCTGTACCTTGACCACCTAATATTCTTGCAGCAGCAGGTCCGAAATAATTATCACCCTTTTGGGTCATCTTAATATAAGATATTTGACCAGGATTATCAGTACTTAATACAATATTTCCTTCAGCACCTTCAGGGAAATTAGTTGATAATGCTGGAAGTGTATCACCTTCAAAATAAGGAACTCCATAATATTTTGGTCCAATAGCATAAGGATATGTAGGATCACCTGAACCATCCTCAGTCATATAATAACAGTAAGTTCCATTTGGATATTCAGGAGTTACTGCAAATCTACCATTATAAGCATCAAGAGTACCAGTAGAAGTATCCCAAATATAATCTTGTGTTAAATCTCCGAGGATATAACCTTCCTGAACTGTTCTTACACCAGCACTAGCAGTATTATAAGCAAAGACATAAAGTAAACTAGGAGCATCTACAGGAACTGCAAATGTAATAGATCTTGCAGTAGCAGCATTAAATCCAGCAATATATGCTGCATAGGTTACATTTGCACCATCTAATTGGTAAGTAGTACCACTGTTTCCACCTGCTGCACCAGCCCAAACAAAGTCAGTATTACCAACTAATGCTGCGTGCCATCCATCCTCAGTTGATGATATTAATAATTGATTATTAACATTAGTTGCATCATTCTGATTAAAGACATACGTCTTACCTCTCTTAAGATTTAAGAATGCAGGAGAACCACCATCAAAAGTAAACTTGTTATTCGCTATAGCAACTGTATAAGTTACTGTACTTGCAGTAACAACTTCAGGTCTAGTACCTGGAAGTTCAGCAGTAGTTCTTAATCTAAATCCAGAGGTCTCTCTTGCTACAGTACCACTAGCATTATATCCCCAAGGACCGTAAATTGGATATCCATCATAGGACATACCCAATATCTTAGAGTGTCCATCTACATGTCTTGAAAGATCAATCGTATTTGGATCATTTGAATCTGATTGATAATATCCAGTATGATAATAATTATTAGGACGTGCAGAAGTATCTGGAGTGGTATTCAGTATCATATAACCTTCATCACCTGTATATCCAGACATATAACGATGATGTGCACAATGATAATAAATCTTGTTTGTTTCATCTCCATTCATTATGAATAGAGGTTGGAAATTATTCTCGTAATCTGCTGATGGTGCTTGAGTTACACCTGTACTATTATAGTATAAAGTACCTGCTGGACTTGCAGTCGTATTTAAAGGACCATCTGGAGTCGTACTAAAGTGCATTGGATGCCCTTGAGCATGAGTACCAGTAATACCATTACTTGCATCAGATTGATCCCAGATAATTAAATAATTTGCTTGTACCTGAATATTCTCAGGAGACATATAATAGGTTCCTGGAACAAATGGTCCAAATTCATCTGCTTCATCTCCAAAATCAATATAGAAAATACCATTAGGGAATGTAATTGGTGCACCGTTAACTCTAAATTGGAATCCGTTAGATCCTAAACATAGATCAGTATCAGTAAAGGCATCTCCAGATACATTACGAAGATATATTCTACTTACAGCATTTTGATTATCTCTAACAATCTTAGCAATTTCACCTCTAGCAGTACCACCTACCTCATCAACATATCTACCAACTTCAAATTGTCCTATAGATTCATCTGGAAGAGTAACGTTAAGTAATACATTATCAAATTCTGATTTAATCTTCCAAGTAAAAGGTCTTAATTTACCCCACTCAAATACACCATTAACATTATCAAACTCTTTAATAACATTACTGTTTTGATAATACCATTGATTACCTTCGAGAATAGCATTATAAGTTAATGACCCTGCGGTCATAACATTGTGATGTTTTACCGTATCAATAGAAAAGTTTGTTGGTGCACCACCTACAGTTCCCCATTCAGGAGTATGAAGCAGACCACCGTTTGCTAATATACCTAATACTTTATTATTTTGTTCTTCTCTAGTGCCTGGGTTAGGTACATCCTTACCACCCCTATAAATGAATTCCTGATTGAAATTTCTGTCTACAATATCACCTGAACCTCCAGGTTGCCTTTCAGTCAACATGATCTGAGATGGCTTAGGAGAGTTATCAGATACTATGGTTAACCTATCTGTAGATTTAGGAGGAGTACCTGTTGTACCGAATGTTGCAGTTGTAGGACTGTTAGGATGATTTTGAAATATCCTTCTAATATCAAATGAATTTACGACATTAGGAGTTTCTTGTTCTGGTACAATTTGTAATCTTAGAGGATCATATCCTTTTCCTCTATTAAGAACACGAACGTGTATAATTCTACCAGAATCATCATCAATAATAGCTGCAAGAAGTGCTTCCTCATCTGGTGTACCACAACCAGTAACAGTCAAACGTGGGGGATCGGATGATGTATATCCAGATCCTCCACTTATAACTCTGACTGCACGAACACCGAAAAATTCATCAAAAATCGGTTCAATGTCGGCACCAGTACCAGGGACAACTCTTGTCATTTATATTAACTTACAACGTTTATTGTTCCTTGCATTGCTGCATGGAGAGTACACTGATAATACAGTGTTGTTGGAGCATCCATAGGGATAGTCCAGTATAATACAGTAGTTCCACTACCACTTTGACCAGTAGTATATGGTGTGCCAGATAATCCTTGAGTAGACTGAATCCTGAAAGGATGTCCACTACCCTGAACTGAATTATCAAAAGCGTAAGTGAACCCTCTATAAACATAGAATGTAGGATCATTTACTGTGCCACTAAACCCAGGACCAGTTACAGTGTAATCTGCCTGACCGTTAGCATTTATTTCCCACCAAGTAATTGGACTGCGTACAGGAACCCAGTTAGTTCCATTAAAGAATAATGAATCACCTTGAGTGATACCAGATGTATCTGTATCAGTTAAGGCAGCAAATGTTGTAGTTAGAGTTCCATCAAAGTTAATTGTTAGAACATCACCAACAACAGCAGTAGCAATATTAGTTCCACCTGTAACAGTTAATGTGTCTGTAGCAGAATCAGCAGTTGTATTACCAGTATCACCAGCAATCGTGGCAAATAAGTTTACAGAACTTACACCTGCATTGTCATCTCCTGGAACCCACTTACTTGTACCAGTATTCCATTTTAGAACTTGGTTTGCTGTAGGTGCAGTAGTTGTAGTATCAACGTCTGCTAAAAGATCAATACTAGAATATTGTGTTGCTAGTTTTGCTCTCACATCACCAGCACCACCTGCTGTAATATTAATGTTTACGTATGGATTATCGTCACCATCAACAGTATAGAAATAACCAGTATAAGTTGCTGCTGCAGGAGCAGAACCAATATTGGCAAATTCGTTCTTATATTTTACCTTAGTCGGTAAATCGATCTCACCAGTGGCACCATCAAAAGTAGAAGTGATGCTTCCAACACCAAGAGTAATATCACCTGTTCCGTTTGGAGCGATATTAATGTTTCCATTAGACGTGGATATGATAGAATTTCCATTTACATCTAATGCTGCAGTTAAGTTTGTATAATCTGAAGGGAGGAATGTGGAACCGTTGTAGCGTAATACTTGTCCTACAGCAGGGTTTGTAACACTAACTGTTAAGTTAGTGCCATTCCCTAATGCAGTATACAGTTCATCAAAATTATCATTAATCTTGTCACCACCAACACGGAGTGTATCACCTGTATTATCATTAGCTGCGGTTCCAAGACCTAGTGATTGTTTAGCCATTTCTCGCTATAATTTTTTAGTTATTTATGGGGGTTTCGGGGTCAACTTCTTCCTCACCATAAGATGATAAGTCAGGAGCAGTCCAATCGTCTGGTACAGTAGTTTCAACTGCGATATCTGGGTTCTGATAATTAGATCCAGGATTACTAATTTCAACACCAGCAACACCAACTAGAGCACGTATATTACCTTCAAAACCAGATATAGAGTCAACTCTTACAGTTGGTCTAGTTGTATAACTTGATCCACCTGCAGTAACCTGTACACTCTTAATAAATCCAGAAGTTAGAGCAGCACTTGCACTAGCATCTTGACCGAATACAGATCCAAGATAATCGAAGGTAATCAAGGAGTTAGAAGATTCAATAACAGCAACTTCTCTTGCTTCTGTTTCACCCTGTATATCTATGAAATCGCCTGGTTCTACAGGAGGTACGATTTCAGCAGCATCAACGTCTGCCTCAGAACCAACGTATGAGAACGCAACGAATGTAGATCCTACACGAGGTATTTCTGAGAATATAATTCTTGAACCAACAATCTCAAATCCAATTCCAGGTTCCTGTATAACACCATTCAGTGAAACAATAATATTATTCTCTGGACGTATAGTAGATGATTGAACACCTTCAGTCAGAGTCAAGGAGTAGAATACATTATTACGCTTGAGGTTGAATGACTGACGTAAAGAGTCAAAGTCGAATGAAATATCATCTAACTGTCTCAACTTACCTACGTAGAATCCTGTGAAGGATGCTCCTAGTTCTGGTGATTCAGTAAACTGAATCTGGTTAGAGAACGCTGTGTATGCGTTTGTAGCACCTGGAGGTTGCAATATACCATTAATGAATATTAAGAGGTGTCCTTCGGGGTCTGGGAGGTAGCTGGTGCCATTGTTCTGTGATAGGTTGAACGTGGTCTGTGTACCATCAAATCCTTTGAATGAACGCTTAACACGTGCCTTAAGATCACCCTTAATAGAGATAACAGATTTATATCCATCAATACTCTTAATAGCATCTCTAGTACTAAATGTACCGTTAATATCTGAAAGATATAATCTCTTCAGAGTACCAACCGTCTTAATACCCTGAACGACAGCAGATGCAGCACCAGCAGTAGTTACCTTAGTTGTAATAGTTGCGTATCCAACTGGGAAGTTAGATGATAGACCATAGTCTCCAATAACATCACCATTTTGGAAAGGATTTCCTTGATACTCTATTGCGTAAATGTAATTATTATCAAGATCAACTTCAGTAATAATTGCGTATGTATTAGGATCCTGAATACCAGATACAACCTTATAAAGTCTATTACCAACAGTGAATACATTTAAGTTGCTAATAATGCTAACTTGTAAACGAATGTATCCTACAGATGCAATCTTAGAACCAACGCCAATATCAAGACCAGCGTATTTAATAACATCAAGATACTGTCTGGAAGACTCTGGATAAACAACAGAGTTAAGTTCAAATGATCCAAGAAGTGTCTCAGTATCAACTGTCAAAGTACCACCTGTGTTATCAAGTACAGCAGCTTCGTTCTTCAAGAATGATCCTGCAGGTTGTGCTGTCTTACCTGAATCATATCCCTTGAATGGAATATTATCTTCAAACGTACCCTTAAGATCAATAACATGAATACGATCTTCAATAGCACTAATCTGAGCAGTTGTAGAGTTAGTAGCACCTACAACGTTATCAGTAATTGCCCAAGGTCCAGCAGTTACCTTAACATCTAGGTACTTGTAGTTTGCATCTTCATAGAATCCGTAAACAACACCAGTGATAGAAGGTGCACCCTGCTTGGCAACAACTTCATTCATAGTGAAAGGACCATCGGTAATATCACCATCGATTCTAAATCTTTGATATACCTGAACAACCTTACCTGAATTCTCTGATAGAGATTCAAGTTCACCATAACTATCAGAAGATGTACCATACATGAAGTCTGCGTTATTCAATCCACCAGATACACCTATTGGAAGTGTTCTTGTTCCATAAGTCTTAGTTGGAAGTGAAACGCCATTATTAATATTAATCTGAGTAAAGTATGTTCCAGTCTTAATCTGATTGCGTAGAATATTAAGTTGATATCTTACCAATCTGTGAATAGATCTCTCATTATAATCTGCGAAAGCAGTAGCATCAAAGTACTTGTAGAATCCAGCGTTAGGTGAAGGTTGTGTTAGACCATTCTGTAATGCCTGACTGATATAATCCTCAAGAATATCAAATGTGTAATTGTTGATATTATAAGTTGCATCAGAATAGAATATAGTTCCATCACCAGACTGATAAGGATCTAGTGCAGTCTTAGTTAACTTAGCACCCCAAGCATAGATACCGTCTGTGCCATTACCAGCGTAAGACTGAGCACCAGCAGCGTTATTAACAATAATCTTATTCTGTAAAGTTGTGAAACCGAAGGAGAATGTAGTTGTGATATAGCATCTGAACCAACCATTACCTAGAGGAACTACTCCTGCAGCATCATTAGTCATACCACCTTGAGGTGTAAAGACAGTGCCGATAGTACCTGCAGTTAAGTTAAGATCGAAGAATATTCTTTGTACAGCAGCAGTTCCTTCGTCAAGAGACATCTGGAAGCGAAGTGATGTATATCCAGCAGCTTTAACAAACATTGAGAATGTAAACGTCTGCGTAGCATTTGTTCCAGCAGCACCTTCGTCAAACTTCTGACCTGAAGTATCCCACTTAATAGTACCATCATCAAAGGTATCATAAGCAGTCAAACTATAGTTTCTACTGATAGTATGAAGACCTGTGTTTGTACTTGGTATAACCTTCTCAGCAGTAACATTTAAGTCTGGAGAAGCAATAGCATTATTAGTAAATGTTGTTTCAGTAGAAGTCCAATCACTTGCTAATGCTTCTGGATTACTATACAAGTTAGTTCCAGGAACTTCACCAGTAATATTAGATCCTAATGTTCTAGCATGTGCTAATGTTTGTACGTTACATGGTGTGTTGTACCAGTCATATTTTGGACCAATAGCAGATATTACTGCAACTGCATTTGAGGTTTGACCAGTAAGTGTATTATTAGCAACCCAAGTTGGACCAGTGAAAGGACCAACAACTAAGAATTGAGTGTCGTCATCCCATTCTAAGACTTCTGAATAAGCACCATTGCTAGAGTAAACTATTTCACCAACTTGGAATGAATTGTAAACTGAACTTAATGTAATTTCACGAGCATCTTTCTTATCTGTAATATCAGTTGTAGCGATGTCATGGCACATATCATTAATGATATTAGTCAAGAATGAATCATATGTCCATGATCCAGCACCAAATTGAGTATTAACTTGCTGAGTTAATTCTTCCTTATAATAGTTGTAGTTAAAGAGAATGTTCTTACCAGCACTTCTACCAGTTGATTTAGCAGGAGCAATTATATCTCTAGCAACATCAACTAGATACTCAAATCTATCAATTACAGAAGCAATATCTGTAGGTGTTTCTGTATCTCTAACAGCATCAGTATTTGAATATTGTGCAGCGTAGTTAGGAGATTGCTCACCACTATTAAAGTCATACTGTACATTATTAAGTACATATCCACCAATCTCTTTGATCTTATTAATAGCAAATGCAGTTGCAAGAAGTTCTTCCTCAACCTGTCCTATTTGTAAGGCAGCATCGAGATATTTTTCCATTGCAGCAATAGTACTATTATTACCACCTGTTTGTAAATCAGAGCAAATACTTTCAATAATCAACTTAAGGTCTCTCTGGCAAGTTGTTTCACCAGCAGCACCAGGATAACTAAATGCGTTATAGGTTATTGCATTAAGAGTATAGTTAAATTCAGTACTTGTATAACCAGTACATTCTTCAGCAATATACTTTCTGTTAAAGTAAAGTCTATTACCACCAATATTATAATCATTTCCAGTAGGAGCAATCATATCATTGATTGTAGTAATCAATGTATCAACTGCAGTTGCTACGTTTGCACAGTTACCAGAACCGCTATTATCAGTAATATCCCAATCACCAACAATAATGTCATCAGTATTATCATAAGTTAAATCACCAGTGATTGCTTGCTTAACATATACACCAATACGATCATGTGCATAGATTGACTGCCAAACTTGTAGACGTATATGAAGTAGTTCATTATTATTTCCAAGATAGAAGTTTGCTGCTTCTACACTCTTCTCATTACCACCATCTTCAATATCATTTGCAATAGCATCAACAATCAAACCAAGGTCAGTCTTACAACGTAATGTACCATCAGTAGATGTACCATTAGCATTTCTTGGCATATCTAATGCAAGATCTGGATATCTTGTAAGCATATCAAATGCTGCTTTATCAACGATAACACCTCTGTTTGCACGAATTAATTCAGCAGCATCACGGAACCTGTACTGAGTATCAGCATCTATTTGTGCAGTATAAATTAGATCACTTGTACCATCGTGATATGAAACTGGGAATCCAACTTCCCTATAGGAATCAATCGTTCCACCAACAAATTCTGCTTTTGGTTCTTGCTTAGTAATAGTAGCAAGATGATCTACAGGAGATGCTAGAACTGCACTGTTAAGTGTATCAGTTAAGATAGTGACTAAGTTATTAGCAGTTGAAGTAACATCAGAACAATCAGCAAGACTAAACTGAGATTTAGTAATACAATCAGATGTAGAACTTACAAATGTATGTGCATATTGATCATTAATTGGTGAAGGATTTACATTAACAGTAAATGTATTTGTAGATGCCTTCGTAATAGGTAGAAGTTGATTATATGAAGGATCAGTTAAACGAGGATAAGTGTGATTTGTAGCAAAGTTATCTTGAGCACACTTGAATGTTAGTGAATTTGGAGCAATGAATATTGCATCACCAGCACAAACTATTCCATTAGTGTCAGCAGACTGGAATGTATGTACATAATCACCACCAGTTGTTATTGCATTAGCAAGACCAGAAACAAATCTATGATTATATCCACCACCAGTGTAAAGCATAGCACGAGTTATGGAGTTAGTATCTGCCTTAACAAATGTGTGTGTATAGTTTCCACCAGCAGTAATCGCATTAGCAGTTGCTGCTACAAAGATATGATTAGTTGTGTTAGTAGAAGGAGTCTTCTTAACAACTTTAACAGAGATAGTTGTATCAGTTACCTCAGTGATCTCAACTGGAGCATCATAAGAACTATCTTTCTTAACACTAACTCCACCAGAAACAGCAGATACAAATGAATGTGCGTCAGTATTAGTTGAAGGTAATGTATCTAAGACTAAGATATCGAATGTATTTGTCTGTGCATTCTCAACTCTAAGCCACTTACCGCTAATTGGGTCAGTAGATCTTGGATAAGATTTCTCGGCAGCAGAACCAGATGCACCACCAAATGCACAACTGAATGTTAATGCATTGTCAGCAAGTTTAACCCAATCACCATTACCTAAACCATGACCGTTTACAGTAATTGTTATACGACCATTACCAGTGTCATAGGCAGCAGTAGTAGGTGTAATTGTGTTAACAGTTGTTCTAGGATATGAGTGATCAGTTGCATAGTCATCATGTGCACATCTAAACTTAAGTGAACTGGTAGCAATCTTAATACTCTGTCCCTTTCTCAAATCATGACGACCAATAGTCATCTTCATTATTCCTGATGTTGGGTTGTAATCAATATCAGAAGGAGTATAGTTTTTAAGTGGAGACTTACCAACATTAACAGTAAACTTGTTGTAATCTACATTAGAAATCTCTAACCATCTGTTGTTAACTGGATCAGTTGCACGTGGATAAGAATGCAATCCAGCATCATCACCCATATTACATCTAAAGTTAAGTGAGTTATTTGTAATCTTAATCTTCTCACCATTCTTCATTTGGTGTCCAACCTTAATGCAGTTAGTATTCTCAGATCCAGCAACAAAGTTATGAGTTGTTGTATCTGTAATAGTAGTTGCATCACCGTTAACATTAACAGTAATAGTTGTTGCTGCTTCATCAATGATCGTTAGATCTCTGTTATAAGCATAGTCAGCACCAGAGAATGTTGAAGCACCTGTTGCACGAGGATATGTCTTCTCAGTTGTATCACCATCACTATTGAAATCACAAGTGAAGGTTAATGAATTAGCATCAATTCTAATAGTATCACCAACACTAAGAGTATGAGATCCAATAGTTAGAACCATAACACCTGATGCTGGAGTATATGATACAGCAGTTGGAGTAAAGTTCGTTGTTGGAATTGTTAATTCTAAATCACCTGTAGTTGGTGTATAAGTTGCTGCAGATGGAGTGTACTGGTTGTAGTTAACACCAACCCATGCATGAGTTGTAGTGTTAGAAGCAGTATAACCATCTAAAGTATTAATTGTAATTGTAGTACCAGTTACAGCATCAACTGGAATTGCCTGTGCAACTAAAGGATCACCTTCGACAATTCCACCTTTTTCAGCAGAAACGAATGTATGATTAGTAATATTCGTTGAAGGAATAGTGTCAAGAACCTGAACCTTAAATGTAGTAGATGAAGGTACAGACTCTACAAAGAACCATCTATTAGTTGCAGGGTCAGTTGCACGAGGATAAGTATGCTCAGTTTGATCCTGATCCTTAGTACATGTAAACTTCAAGGAGTTAGGCTCAAATCTTATTGGTGTACCAACAGCAAATCCATGTGCAGATGCAGTGGTAATTGTCATTATACCTGTTGATGGGTTATACAATGTACCAGCAGAAGCAGTATGCCTACTTTGCTCTGCTCTTGGATATGTGTGTACTGTAGCATCACTATCCTGATCACAGGTCATCTTAAGTGAATTAGGTGCTAACTTAACAGTTGAATTTGCCTTACTCAATCCACCAGATGTTGCTGATTGGAATGTATGAGGAGTTACGTTAGTAGAAGGAATTTCAGCTAAGACTTGAACATCAAAAGTATTTGTAGTTACATTACTAATAGGAACCCACTTCTTACTAATTGGGTCAGTAGATCTTGGATAAGTCTTATTACCAGATCCATGAGTACAAGTGAATGTTAATGAATCATCTGCAAGTTTAATCTTCTCACCATTAGAGAATCCATGACCTGCAATAGTCAATGTCATTATACCTGTTGAAGGTACATAATTTGCATCAGTAACTGTATGAGTTGTTGGAGCAGGTAAACTATGTGCACCAATCGTCAATTCTAAAGCACCTGTAGTTGCATTGTAAGATGCATCGGTAGGTGTGTAGTCAACTACTGGAGACTTACCAATATTAACAGTAATAGTATTATCACGTTTAACTATTCCATGAGGAACAGCAGATACAAATGTATGAACGTACTGATTACCAACAAGAGCATCAAAACCAACATTAACTGTAAATGTATTCTCAGTTACAGCAGTGATTCTTAACCATCTACCTTGATATGGATCAGTTAATCTTGGATAACTAGCAACCTTCTTATTACCATCTCTTGTGCAAGTAAATCCTAATGAATGATTTTCAATTCTAATCTGATCAGTGGTTGTCATTCCATGACCAATAATAGTAATAGTCATTTCACCAGTTGCAGGATTGTATGACGCATTCTCTGCAGTCATTTCAATACCATTATTATAGATTGGTAGTGAAGTATTATAACCAGGATCATCACCTCTAGGATAAGAGTGAATTGTCTTATAATTGTCTTGATCGCACTCGAACGATATACCGTCTTTAACTATTCTTAAAGTCTCTCCAGCACGAGTCATGCTATTTGGTAAAGCATACTTGAAGGTATGAGTATAGTTTCCACCAGAGACTATACAACCAGAAGTTGCAGAAACAAATGTATGAGTTGTGAGGTTTGTAATAGGTCCACGTCCACCGTTAACATTAACTGTGATTGTAGTAGCACCTACAGCAAGAATTTCAAGTGAAGTATTGTAAGCATAGTCAGCACCACTGTTTGTACCAGCACCTGCTGCTCTTGGATAAGATCCATTACCAAGACTACCTTGAGTACAACTGAATGTTAATCCATTTGCTAATATTTCAATATTTTCACCAACTGATAAACTATGAGATCCTATTGTTAGTACCAATTCACCTGAAGTTGGATTGTATGTGGCACCAGTTGGAGTAAATGTTACTAAAGGAGATGCTCCTACATTAACATCAAAGGTATTTGTAGTTACACTACTAATAGGTAACCAAGTGTTGTACTTAGGATCAGTAGTTCTAGGATATGCATGTTCAGTTGCATTACCATCCATATCACAGGTAAAGACAAGTGAGTTTCTATCAAACATCACTCTATCACCAATATGGAATCCATGATTACCAATTACAGCACCAGTAGCAGCAGATACGAATGTATGTGCATAATTACCACCAGAAATAACAGCACCAGAAACAGCACTTTGGAATGTATGAGTAGTAGTGTTGGAAGAAATACCAACGTTAATTGTAATAGATGTGTTTGCAACAACAGACTCAACAGTAATAGCAGTTCCTTGGAATGGGTCTCTCTTCTTCTTAATTCCGTTAGTTGTAGAAGTAACATAAGTATGAGTCGTTGTGTTAGTTGAAGGTATAGAATCTAATACTTGTATAGTAAAGTCATTACCAGCAACTTCTTCTACATTCATCCACTTACCGCTAATTGGGTCAGTAGAACGAGGATAAGCATGGTTAGTAGCACCACCATCTTGTGTACACTTGAATGTTATAGCACCATCTTCTAATTTAACAACGTCATTACACTTCTTAACGCCATCTGTAGTTGCAGATACGAATGAATGTGTATAATTTCCAAGAGCAGATGCACCTACAGGAATATCAAAGTTATTATTGTCAGGTACAGCAACAATAGATACCCATTGACCGCTAATTGGATCACTAGGTCTAGGATATGCATGGTTAGTAGCATTATTATCCATTGTGCACTGGAAGGTAATAGCACCATCTTCCAATTTAACTCTATCACCAACCTTATAGTTGTGAGTAGACTTAGTAATTCTCATAATACCTGTTGAGGCATTATAAGATGCACCTGTTGGAGTAATCTTATTTGGAGCAGTTAATCCATGACCAGCACTGGTAATTGTTAATAAACCAGTTGTGCCATTGTAAGTTGCACCAGTAGCTGAAATATCATCAGTTAAAGTTCTAGGATATGAGTGATTACCAGCACCAGCACCACAACTGAATTCAATAGATCCATCAATAAGTTTGATAGAATCACCAACAGCAATATCATGAGTACCAATGGTTAATACCATTTCACCTGTTGCTGGAGTAAATGCAGCACCAGTAGGTGTATAGTTGACGATTGGTGTAGCACCAACATTAACTACGATACTCTTATCGGTTATTTTAGTAATTTCAAGATCTTGACCACTAACAGGATCACCAGATCTAGGATAAGCATGAATTGCTCTCTCCTCATCCATTGAACACTTGAAGAACAATGAATTATTAGCAATCTTAACCTGAGTACCTATATCAAGACTATGAGGTCCAATCCAGAGTTCTAAATCTCCAGTATCACCATCATAATCTGCATTATTAACATCGAAGTTATTATCAATGGTAATAGTCATAGCACCTGAAGATGCTGTATAAGCAACTCCAGTAGGAGTATACTTACTACCTGGTTTTAGATCATTATCACCGATATTAAAGGTTAAGAATCCAGTCTCAGCATCATAAACTCCTGCAGTTGGTGTATAACTTACGGTTGGAGACTTACCAACATTAACACTAAAGTTATTTGCATCGATATATGTAACTTCTAACCAACCTTGTCCAGCTGGATCATCTGATCTAGGATAACTTTGATTAACAGTATTACCATCAGATGTACAATTAAATACTATAGAATTGGGCTTAAACTTAATTCTATCTCCTTGTACAAGATTATGTCCATTAGATACAATAGTTAAAACACCAGTTGTAGCAGTATATGTCGAACCTGTTGCTGTAATTGTTCTAGGAGCAGCAAGTCCATGACTAGAAACTGTTAGTGTTAATTCACCAGTTACAGGATCATAATCTGCATTTGTAGGTGTCTTCTGTACAAGACCACCATAATCAGATTCTGTTAAAGTAGCATCAAATTTCTGTATAAATCCATGATCTCCTTGTATTTCCCAAGGTACATTATTAACGATGAATCTAACCATCTTATCCATCACTTCATATGCAAAGACAGTCATTGAAACATCTGCTTCTACTGTACTTGCTTGAATTTGAATTGGGTTAGTAGTTCTATCAACGTAGTAAGAAGCAGCAGTCCACATATGACTATTACTACCATTACGAAGATCATCTACTAATGAATTGACAACATCTCTTACATCATCTTCACAATCAGCTTCACTACCCTTAACTGTATGTTGAGTATATACTTCCTTCATTATATGAACTGTCTCATTCTTAATGAAGTCAATATTTGATACTAATAAATCAGCAGCATCTAAGTATCTGTGTGAATTTCCAACAAATCCCTTAGAAGCAATACCAACGTTAACAGTTACAGTTGTACCAGTTACTGCAGTAATTGCTAAAGCAGTTCCATATGCAGGGTCAGTAGTTCTTGGATAAGTGTGTGATGTAGCGTTATTATCAAGTGAACAAGTAAAGGATAACTTATTGGCACCAATAGTAAGAGTATCACTTGTTGTATAACTATGAGATCCGATAGTTAATACCAAGACACCTGTTGTGTGGTCATAAGTTGCAGCAGTTACATCCTTCTGAACACTACCAGCAGTAATTGTGATAGCATTAGATGAAGTACCACCATCATAAGTGTGCTTACCAATAGCACGAGTACTTGCTAATATAGAATCATTATTAAACTCTTCTCCAGCAGTAAAACTCTCACCACCAGACCAATCTTCAGTGTAATTTACACCATCAGGACCATCAAAATGAATTAATAGTTTTGCATTTGCATCACCTTGATGAATACCAGTTGCTGCAGTAAATGGAAGTGTAGAATAACGAGCAGTAGGTGATACCCTTAACTCATCAATATGTCCTTTAAATCCATTAGCACCAGCATAGTCAGCACCAATTCTTATTGGTTTCTGTGGGAAGTTGCTACTATCTGTACCAGTACCAACTTCAGCACCATTAAGTAAAATCTTAGATGTAGTAGAAGATCTTTGAACCGCTACATGATACCAAACATTATTGTTCAATGTTGTAGCACCAGAAGTTACAAGATCAGATCCATTAACGTTATAACGTATTTGACCAGCTTCTAAGTAAATTCTTATAGCAACTTCAGTTGCATTTGCTCTTTGATCAAATAGAGTTGCAGTTCCACTTAAAGATGATGCATCAGCACGTACCCAGAACTCGATAGTAAATGCATTAGTAGTCCATGCAAACTCTGAAGAAGTTGCAATATTAACATAGTCAGTAGTTGCTGAATCTAATAATAATGAAGCAGTTCCAAATTTCTTCTGTGCAGTATCAATTTGAGCACTATTGTGGAAAATTATATCATGATAATCTTCACCACTTGCTTTTGATCTACCAATCTTACCAACATAAACAGTTTGTCTTGCTTGACTATATCCAACAACTTCTGCTTTAGTATCAGGAGTTCTAATTACTTGACCAGCAACAAAGAATCCACTACCCTTTTTATCTTTGAAAGTTATCTTTCTAACTTTACCTTCTTCACTAGCAGCAAAATCACCACTACTATTACCATATTCAATCTTATAGTTGCGAATAGTTTCGTTTTCTACTAATGCACCACTAGCATTGTCATAAGGAATGACATAGTTATTAATTTGTTCATTAGCAGGGAAGTTTTCGTTAAATGGAGTATCGTTATCAGTGTAATTAACAATATTAACTTGAGACTTAGATATATCATCTAAGACAACGTTTGGATATGATGTAGATGTAATTCTGTTGAATAATAGTCCGAAGAAGGATGATCCTGGAGATATATTAACCTGTCCAATAAACTCTTGAGTTACAGGGTCTTGATATGTGCTAGTTGCTGTAATTTGAGCAACAACACCAGACTGAGCAGCAATAATGTAGTCATTTAACTGAATATCAAATAAACCTGGAGTAGACTGATATGTACCAGTAGTCTTACTTAAAGTTAAATTATTGGTAATTGTAATATCAGTTCCATAAAGAGGTACATCTTCTTGTTGTGCAGTAGCAGTAGTTCCATTCTGTGCTCTGGTTATACCAAGAGTAGTAGAATCATTATTCTGTGTAATAGTATCAACTCTAAAGATTTCAGAACCAAACTGATAATTCTTAGTAGTAGTAAAGGTTCCTGCAGGAACTGCCTCATCTGCAGCACTATTATCAGTCTTATACTTAACAACTTCAACAGAAGTAGTTGAAAGACCAATAGTATAACGTAATTGAGCAAGAGGAGTTTCTTGACCTTTCTGTAGGTTAATTGCTTCTACTTGTGCAGTATCACCTTGGAAGTTAGTTACCTTCTCGTTAAAGACGAATAAACCTTGATTAACTACATTAGTAACTGAAGCAACGTTGGCAGAGAATCCAGTAGCACTAACAGTTACCAATTCACCAACTATAAAGGAATCAGATCCTACAATGAATCCATTAACAGTATTACCAACAACGCTAGTAGTTGTTAAACGAGCATTAGAACTTGTACCAACTAGATCATTACTGACGTTAGGGAAAATACCACTAATATTAGTAAATTCCATTGCAACAGTTTGAATCTGATTAATAACAACGTTTACATATTTTACACTAGCAGGTGGTTGTGGTGCTTCACTAAAGACTATAGAGTCTTGCTGAATACTGAATGAAGTACCAGGAGTTTGTACAACACCATTAAGAACGATCATTAACTGATTAGCGTTCGCAACAACGTTGTCCCCATTAACTGTTAGAGGGAATGATATTCTCTCACCATCAAATAGAGAGGAAACATCATCAATTCTTTGTACAACAGATGTTAAAATGTTCTCAGAAGATGTTAATCGTTTCTGTCTGAATAATACCTCTGTATTATTAAACTCAGAGTAAACAGGTTCAACAAGAGCAAAGTTTTGTATATTAGGAACAATCGCTTCCTGTGCAAGTTCAACAGACTTAGTTAACTGGAAGAATGTCTCTTTGTTTGGAATATAACCATATTCATTAAGGTTTAGTTCACCAAATACCTTGAATGATGCAGGGTGAACGTTCTTAATAAGAATCTCTTTCCACTCACTAATAGAAGTAGAAGACTTAACAGCATAAGAGAAGTCCTGATAGTAGTAAGAGTCTTGAATCTTTTGAATAATTTCAGAAGGTTTACCAACGTCATCAATAAACTGACCTGTTGTCTTAGTAATAGAACCAATTTCAAGAACACCTTTAGCAATCTTAAGATCACTAATCAAACCTGATGACTTAGAAATAACACCAGTAATTCTTTGATTTTCTGAAAATTCTCCAGTATAATCAACAATCTTAAGTACTCTAGGTCCAATCTGCCAACCAGAGTTCTCTGAAACATATCCTGTTGCTGTAGCACTTGTAAGACTATCACCTTGATATACAAGTTCACCTTCTAAGAAGGTTGATGTAACAACGTTAGCAGTTGCAGCACCACCAAATGACTCAGTTAATACACTTTGTCTACCAGTACCAGCGTTAACGAATGAAAGTGCATCACCTAGTTCAGCGTTTGCTGCAGTAATAGCAAGTTTCAACTGATCACCTTCTAATGAGTTTGCAGTACCAGCAATAGCATAGTAAGTAGTAGATGCGTTTAATCTACCTGTTGCACCAGCAGCAAGTGGGAAATCAGCACCATCTCCAGTATCTGTAACACTAACAGTGACAGCAGCACCGTTTTGAATACCATGTGGGAAAGCAAACTGTAGTAATCCTAAGTCAAGGTTTACAACATAGTTGAAGGATGACCTTAATGAAACAGTAGGAGTTGAAGAATATCCAGCACCAGGATCCTTAACAATAATAACGTCTAATCGACCATTCTTAATTGTTGCCTCAGCAACAGCACCACTACCACCACCTCCAGTGATAATAACAGCAGGTGCTTGTGAATATCCAGTACCTGGGTCAGTAATGGTAATACTATCGAGAATACTTGTAGATGTTAACTGAGCATTAATTGGGAATGTAATTTCAGGACGTAAAGTATAGTCATGTGGGTAATCATAACCAAAGTTATTGTTCTTAAGTTTCTTAATCTTACCAACCTTATCACCTTTAGTGAAGATTGATGCACCTGTACCAAATGCAGGAATAACAACTACTAATTCAGCACCTGAACCAGTAAGACCAGCTCCGAGAATACCTTCAATAGAGTTAATATCAATAGATGCAGTTGTATATCCTTTACCTGGAGATGTTACGTTTACTGCACTTATCTGACCTGGAATTACATTACCATCAGCATCAGTACCATCTGATACTATAATCTGTACAAAACCACCTTCACCGTTTCCAGCAATAGGAACACTATCATATTGTCCAACTGCATATTCAGTACCTGGATCATTAATTTGAATTCTTTCAATCTGTCTGCTAGAAGTAATACTGCTAACGATAGGTAATTTAGTATAGAATCCACCTGGGTTAACTATTCTGATATCTGATATAGAACCTACTGCTTTAACACTACTTGTACTATAAGAAGCTTGTGCTATAGTAGCAGCACCCTCTGGTTCATGAAGTAATGGGAACTTAATAATGTCAGCACCCCTGGTAATTGTTGCACCAGCAATAGCACTAATCTCAAATGTACCCTTATAAGGTGAATTTACAACATCAAGATAACTTCCAGCAACAACAGGAGAATCATCACCAGTCCTTGATGGGTCAAAGTAGTAAGAAATATTTGTTACAACGCCAGTATCAACTTTTAATTTAACTGTAGGAGTAGGTTGTCCACCACCAGTAACACCAGGAGTACCAACCCTTTCAATAGAGTTAAAGGAGTATTCCAACTTATAGAGGTTATCCTTAGCAAATGATAGGTTTCCACCTGCCATTGAGGAATGACTTAAGTCAAAGAGATATTGATGTCCATAATACATCTTCAAAGTCGGAGACTTGACAAAGATGTTAACATTAGCAGCAGTAGTTGCTGGATCAGTTATAGCAGCTTGCTTTAACTTGTAAGTAAATTCAAGAGGACTTACAACACTATTAACAGCAAATGCACCATCATACTCATCATAAACAGTTGAACCAACAGTCTGTGATGGGTTGCCATCAACATAAATCATGTCTCCAGCACTTAGATAATGACTTGTGTCAGTAATTACATAGACTTCATCACTATTTGCTACAGCAGAAACCTGAAGAATCTTAGTTAAGTTAGTAACCAAGGTAATCTTGAGAACCCCTGTTAGACCAGTGATTTGGGCGGTTGAATAACCAGCATTATAAGTGATATTACCAGAAGGTATATTAATAACAGATCCAACAATATATGCTGATCCACCAGCAACTTCATCAATTCTTACTGAGTAATCATCATCACTATAAGGTTTGAATACTGCATAACTATCAAGATTCTGTCCACCACCAGCATTATAGTTTAAACCATCTAAATTATAGTCATCTAAATCAATATCAAAAGTACCAGGAGTTGTATTATTAACTGTTGCGAATGTATAACCCTGTATTTCATTAATATCATTAGGAATATCACCAGTAATACCATAAGTACTTTGCTCATTAAACTGTTCTGTTGTTAATCTACCAGTGTTTAAATCATTAGTCCAAGTATTATTATTAACAGCAAGATATAACTTATTATTTGTAGTATCCTTTCTAATAATATAACCACTGTTTACAAAAGTTCCACCAGTATTCTTAAGCACTAACTTAGAACCAACACTAAAGTTAAATGCTTGGTTAATAGTTAATTCTTGTATATTATCAATCTTAATTGTAGGTGTTACCTTAAAGTAGTACCTATTCTTAACAACTGCAGTTACTTTAAGTTTCTGAGAACCTGGTGAAGGAACTGTAGCAGTCCTAGAACTCCAAACATCCTGAACATAAGTCAATGTCTCAGTATCTTGGTTCATTGTAGTTGTAGTGTCATCAAAGTCTAATGACTGATAACCAGCATCACCAAGAGCATAACCAGCAGTAGACATTGTTAAAGACGAACCAACAACAGGAGTTACAGCAGTTCTTACAAAACTTACACCACTATTTGTTTGCTTACCTTTGTCTCCAAGTCTTGTAGCATCAGCATCTTTATCAGATTTAATACCAAATCCAGCATAATCAATGTAATCATAACGACTCAGATGATCTGCAAACCAAGCATCATCTCCCCAGTCAAAAGTAAGACCAAATGCACCAGCAGTAGGTAATGCAGTTATATCACTAGGAACAGAAGGTGTGACTGCTCTATTTCTTAAACGTAAATGATCAATATGGAATTGACCCTGTTCATTAGATCTGAAACTACCTGTTGTACCATCTGCACCAGGAATATTACCAAAGTGAAGATCTTTAGCACCTAAAGCAGTATTTGCAATAGTACCTGTGGCAACAGAAATTCCATTCACATATACCGTGAATGTATTACCACTCTTAACTAATGCTATTGCTTGCCATGTATTATCAGCATATAAGTTAGTTTGAGTTGATGTTAAAGAACTACCAGCAGCATTAATAGTTGTAGTATTATTAGTTACAGTTAAGGTTAAAGGACCACTCGGACCAGCAGAAGACTGATCATAGAAGAGATGTAGTCCACCAGTAGCTGTTGTACCATCACCAATAGCACATAGAGTCTCTTTAGGCTGGGAGAATTTATTTGTATTTGTAGAATCTTTAAAGATGAAGAACTCTAAAGTAAAGTCTCCAGCAAGTTTTGTACCCAACTCAGCAGCAGTAAACTTAATATTTGTGTTTACCCAACTGGTAGGTGATGCTGTTTGAGCACCAAGGATTTTACCCCATCCATTTGCAGCATCATATGTGAATGAATCACCTGTGCTTGTAAGAGCAGCAGTATAATGTGCTGTAGTATCAGTAAGTGCACTGGAAGTAAATGGAACTACAAATTCGTTTCTATTCCATGCAGTTTGACCAAATACATGTATATCACCAGAATTATCAACATCTAAAGTATGTGCATATAAACCTTCAATATTATCAGCATCAAATTCAGTAGTTGTATGATTCTTAATTACACCATTATAACCAATCTTAAGTGTATCTACTGTTCTATACTCATTAGTATTGTCATCTCTAGTGAAACCAATATTAAGATCACCAAAGATATCAATTACAGACTTACGTATAGCAGTAACTTCTCTACCAGGAGCAACATAACGATAGTTCCAGATTAATGTACCTGAAGCATTGATCTTACCTACCCATACACTGTCTCTAGTTGTATCATCAGACTTAAGACGACATGTAGCAGTGATATAGAGTTCTTGGAACTCATCCATACACAAACTTACATCACGCAATGAATATAATGTATTACTATAACCATTGATCCAATCTACAGTAATAGCATTGGTTCCAATCTGACATTTACCTACAGCAACATCAGTATCAGCAGCATTTAAGGATGCTCCAGTCTCCATAGAGAAGTAAACATCTGTACCATCAATATGAATATCAGTAATTCTTTCATGCTTATTAGCAGAAGCAAATTTACGCTTAATAGCGAAATTACCAGATGTATCAATAGATGCTATGAAAGCATCATCAGGAGAAACAGAGTTTGTATTTGTATAACCACCAATTAAGAAACGAGTATCAGAATACTTCTTAATTACTGTTACATTATCACCACGAGTACTACCAGAGATACCAGCATATGCTTTTTGGAAATTTAATGTTGCACTTAGACCGTTTGCTGCCTGAGTATACTTACAAAGGATAATATCAGGGTTATATGCATTAAGAAGACTACTATTTGGTTTATTAATACCAACTACCCAAACAGCATCCCCATCAACATATAATCTATTAAATTCTGTATAATTTAAACCATCTGAACTTTCAAGTGTCTTTTCCCATTCTTTAACACCAGTTGCAGATAATTTAGAAACAAATGCAACTACATTAGCAGATGCATCCTTAGTTTTACCACAAATGAATACTTCCTTATTAGTATTAACAAAAACGTCATTAACTTGAACATAATTGTTATTATTAATAAAGGATAGGTAGTAATCTGCCTTTTTGTAAATCTGTGGATGAGATAAGATAACACGAGGATTTGATGTATATCCAGATCCAGAGTTAAGGATATTAACAGTGTCTATAGAACCAACACTGGTAACTACTGCTTGTAATATACCATCCTTACCACTATCACTATCAATAATGATAGTAGGAGGAATATCTTCATTATAACCAGATCCAGTTTGTGTTATCTGAATTTCTTCAATACCTTGATACTGACGAACAACAAAACTCTTATTTGTGTTGTCCATTACAGGAGTGTAGTCAATAAAGACGCTATCACCTACTCCAAGGTTATGTGGTTCAACTGTAGTTAAGACACCGAAGTTATTACCACTAATACTTTCAAATGTGTATGCTTCTACTGTTTCACCTTTAATCCTAGAAACTCTAGCAGATACACCACTACCATCAGTATCTGTGTTATCAAATACTAAACGGTCATTAACCTGATAAGAAATACCTGGGTTTTCAACTGTGAATCCAGTTACAGATGCATCTTCAAATTTAGTGGTTGTTTCAACCTCAATATCAACTTTAGAGTCAAATTTAACTTTAGGGAAGTAATCAAATAGTTGTAAAGGTGATTCTTCAAATAATTGACCCAGATTTGTCAAATCTTGCTCATCAGCACTGATAACACCGTCTCTATTAGTATCTTCAGCATCAAATAGGAGTATTTCACCATTCTCAGTAGTTAGAGCATTTGTAGAGGCATTTGGAGTCCTCTCAACGTCAATATCAACGTTCTCGTAAGGATCACGATATCTTACAACACCAATAGGAATATTTTGCTGAGTAGCACTTGTGCTTAAGTTCCAAGGATCAACTACTGAGTTGTAATTAGGACCAAGAACATAAGGGAACTCAGGAACACCAGCTTCAGATGCATCAATAGTTACAAAATATACGTACCTACCTTGAGGATAATCAGGAGTCTTACAGAAACGACCATTGTATTGGTCAAGATCACCAAGGTTAAAGACATATTCATAGTCTTCAACAAAATTACCAGCAGGTTCTGCATTTAGTAAAGGACCAGCAGTTCTTTCAGGATAAGGATTACTCTGACCATCATAAACCAAATTAGTCTTTAATCTATATGATGTTCTAAGACGAGTGATTGAAGATGATTGATCAGTTGGATCAGTATATCCATAAGGACCATAAATTGGGTTTCCATCAAACGCCCAACCAATAATAGGAGAGTGTGTTAACTGACTATCTTGCTCAGTTATATTTCCAGCAGTAATTTCTTGTAAATTATCACCAAGAATGTATCTTAATCTTTGTGGGTTTGATAAGTGTGCATATTCACCACCATACTGGTTATTATAACCTTCAAATACTCCACCTTTAGCAGCATCTAATGTTGCAGTTGCTTGTAGGTTGTATGTCCACTTGAATACGGATGGTGCAAAGGATGCATCTTGACCAACAGAAGTTAAGTTGATAAGAGTTGTACCTTGGACATATCCAATACCACGGTTAACAATAGTAATACTAGTGACCCTACCTGCGTTCTCACCATCAGTGTCAATAGTTGCTCTTGCTATGGCTCCAAATCCTACACCTTGTATAGAAACTTCAGGAGCAGTAGTGTATCCAGAACCAGCAGAGATGATAGCAATCGATATAATACGACCATTACTTACAATCGGTTGAGCAACAGCACCAGAACCAGAAGATAAACTTACAGTTGGTATAGAAGTATAGCTTGCACCACCAGAACTTATATTAACACTCTGAATTGGACCTCTAACAGATGCAGTACCAGCAGCACCAGCTCCACCACCACCAACAATCGTAATTGAGGGCTGGGAAGTGTAACCAGAACCACCTTGGTTGATCAAAATACGGCTTACAGCACCCTTAGTGATAATAGCAGTCGCAGCAGCACCAGATCCATCTCCACCAACAATAGAAACTAGAGGAGAAGATGTATACCCAGAACCCCCTGCTGTGACTGTGATTTCAGAGATAGATCCATCAACAGTTACAGTTGCAGCAGCACCTGAACCGCCACCACCATCAATAGTAATAACTGGAGGAGAAGCAGCATCATAATCTTTACCAGAATTACTAATATCAATACCAGTTACAGCACCGAAGGTCTTGGTTGTTGTAGATTTGTATGACCAAACTGATACACCATTAACCCAAGTACCAATAGAACCACTAACAATAGCATTCTTGGTAGAAATAGTAGTAGGAACAGCAGGAAATCTGTTTAACTTACGCTGGTTGCCAGGAAGAAGAGCAGATCCAGGGAATGGACCTATCGCATAGTTTGGAATACCAGTTGCAGCAACGTAAGTATAGTTGTCATTAAAGAATGAGTTTTGTATATTTGTAGTATAAGGTCCAACAGCATTCAAAATTGCAGTATTATTGGACTTACCTTTATTAAGGTCAACAGATACGAGAATATTACCTTGAGGAATTGTAGTTCCTGGTTGTACTAATTGATACTGGAAAACAGTCTCAGAATCCCTTGATGTGACTAGGAATGTTCCGTTGTAGATAATTGGGTTTGCACCATAGATGGTAACCTGATCTCCAACCAATAGACCATGATTATTAGCACAAGTTACGGTTGCAGATTGGTCATTTACACCACCGTAAGTAATACTAGTAACACTGATTAATTTTTTAACGTTATATAACCAAGTTGTAAGTAGTGGAGAAATACCTGTACCACCTAACTTAGAAACTGTTAGTTTGTCTCCTGGGAGATAATATGAACCTGTATCAGTAAGGCTGGTTTGTTGAGCATCAACAATACCAACAACATTCATCACTACTTCTTGAGAAGTACCTTTATTAATATAAACCTTGAAGTTAGAAGCAACTTCTGTAGCAGAATCCCAATCTTCAACAACACCATTGAATGAACGAGTACACTCAATGAACTGGTTAAGTGATTTTTCCTTATATTGTACAACTTCTGCACCAGTACCAGTACCGATTACAAACTCTCCGTTTCTTTCTGGCCAACCAATAGTAGAGTCAACTGTAATAATTGAGTCAGTTGCACTTAATGGTTCCGCTAGTTTTGTCTTATATGGTACAGTAAATGTGCCAGTAATAGTTTCTTCTGATAAAACAAGTTCAAATATCTCTGTTTCAGAAGTTTTAATAGAAATATAGTTTTCAACCAGTGCGGATGCTGCAGCAACGTTAGCATCAGCAATATCTGCCTCTTGTACTAAAAGACCATCTTGAATATCAGTAGCAAGACCACTTACTAAAGTAGCACGCAAAATAGTGTCTATAGACCAAGTTGCATCAGATGGTTTAATAATCTGATCTTTTGGATAAGATATACTTACTGATTCTCCGTAGAGTAGTTTGAATAAGTAAGCAATACTAAATGAAGTTCCTTTAGAACTATAAAAATCTTTTACAGTCTTAATTGCTGTACGGACATCGATCTTAGAGTAATCGAGTTCTGGTACATCAGGTAAGAACTGTTCTGTATACTTGTCTAATAAACGCTTGACAAATAGAGAATCAAGGCATTTTATAGGAGTATCAACGATTGCAGCGGCTGCAGTTGTATCATTAGAGAATATTGCGTTGCCATCTTCACTATATGATGTAATTGCACTAGCAGAACGTGCACATCCTACAAATTGTGCTTTATTATATCCGCTTCCACTCTGTAATACCTTAAATCCAGTAACTTCGTTTACACCAATATCTGCTGACGCTTCTGCAGAAGGCGGTGCCTGAATAACAACAGTAGGAGGTGCAGCTGCAGAATATCCACTACCGAACGCACTTACGTTAATATCAGTGATTTTACCATTGAATATAGACGCACTAGCAATAGCACCAGTACCACCAGCATAATTTCCTTGTCCATCTACACGCTTATCAACGATATAAACAGAAGGAACTTCATCATATCCGCTACCACCATCCAATAAATCAATTCTAATAACACGACCATCACCGTCAACAACGGTTTCTAGTATCTGTGCACCAACAGGATCAACGATTGATACTCTAGGTACGGTCTCATAACCTTGTCCAGCGTTTAATGTAGTAATACTTGCGATAGTTCCATCGGCAGCAAGTACAGTTTGGAAGGATGCTCTAATACCATTTGTACCAGTTGGTTCATCAACGTATATTGAAGGAGGAGTTGTATATCCAAATCCTGTATCAACTATAGTTAAACCACCACTGATAGATCCAGCATTAAGCGTTGGAGTGGCAACTGTAGCACCTCCAGGCTGCCTGAAAGTAATTCTAGGTGTAAATGTATACCCAGATCCAGATCCAGTCAAATTAATAGCACTGACACTACCGTTTGTAACGGTTGCTTTCATAGTTGCTATTGAAGAACCATCCTTAGTTGGTTCTTGTATCTGCACAACAGGAGGGTTGCTATCACTATAACCCTTACCACCTTTCAATAATGTAATAGACTTGACACCATTAACTAAGGCAGTTGCGGAACCACCCTTACCAACATCAGTGTTAATAGACACTTTTGGTGGGTATTCAAACCTATATCCCGTGCCATTTGCGTTAGTTGAGATACTTGTTAGTTCTCCAGAGTCATTTACACGGGCATAACCCTTTGCTCCACTACCAAATGACGGAACTGGTGCCTCAATAGAGTATAATGATAGGAATCTTCCGTTAGTAGGTGCGGTAAGGAAGATGAAATCATCACCATCGATGAAGAAATCTACTTTAGGTGTTAATAAACGCTTATCATAAACCGCAATGACATATTCATCTACAATCGGTTCATATGGTGCACCACTTCTAGTAAGTGCAAAACTCCTCTTGGAATCACCAAATGAATTAGAAATATCATCAATCGCTACAATATTACTTTCTACAAAACCATTTAAGTATGTAATGTAAGTTGTTGTACTATCATCTGTTGCAGTTTTAGTTCTAGGAGCAACAGCGAAGTTAATATTAGTTCCACTAATAGTATAATCTGTACCAGGTGTTAATACTTCACCATATACACTAACAATTAAGTGCTGTGGGGAAGGTGGAGCAACAGGATTGTCTTGTGAAATTAATGGGAATAATCTATCAGACCCATTAAAGGAGTTCATAGGAGAAGCAAGGTTAACCCACTTTAACTTAACCTGTTCATATGAAACACCTGGACTTAGAGCAATGTTAGGTGAGTTAGTTGTACTCTCATAGTAGATGACCTCAGTACCTATGAGAATAGAACCATTAGACGCTAAAAAAGAGTCTACAGACTCTACAGTAATCTTATCGGACGTAGTTGTGATTGCTTCCACCAACTTAGTAGCACCATCAAGAATCCCGATGTCCAATCGATCAATATCGAGATAATTGAGGAATCCATTAAGTATATTCTGACCTAAACCTGTTTTTTCCTGAGACTTATAGTAGTACTCAATGAATTTTGTAAAGAGGGGGTAGTCAGACTGGATAAATTCGGGACTCTGGGCTGTTACTGCCTGTGATACCTTGTTAATATTTGTCATCAATAACCACTAGAAGATGTATTACTTGTACTTGTTGTCGTACTTGCAGTTGAAGTCGAACTTGACGAAGAGGTTCCAACTGCTGTTACTGAAACCAGAGTTGGTGTCTGATCAAACACTGTTGGTGTCAAACTATTTAGTGGGATTGTAGGAGGTGGTGCAGTTCCTACAGCATTAATAGTTACTTCTGGACTAACAATATTGATAATTGTTCCTGGAGTTGATGCAGGAATTGTCGAAGAGTTAGCAGGAATGAATTGAACTGGTAGTGATAAACCTGTTGGTAATAGTGCTGGATCGGTTATAATACCTGTTCCTGAAGAAGAATCAGTGATTGAAATACCTGATGTAGCAATGTTTGTACCAGTACCTATAATATTGATAGGACCAAAGGCAATTTCGCCTGTGTCATAGTTAACTGTACCTGCCTTAGTATTTGTATATACCTTTCTAGTACCTGTGTTATAGAACGTTCTAAGTGCTCCATAACCATCATCTTCAAACTGCTGGTCAACACCAGGTCTATCAGCACTTCTAAACTTACCAGATAGTAGAATTGGTTCCTTTGAACCGTCAGTTGCCAATGTAACCTTACTAGGAGCAGAGTTATAGAGGGATGAACCAGTAGAAATCGTATAAGTGTTAGTTTGATTAGTAACTGGTGTAACATAACGCAATAACGTTGTTTGGAGTGAAACGTCAGTTATGCAACTGTTTGACAGTGTAATTGCTTTTTCGTAGGACTGTGATCTAAATGTAGAGTTAAAGTTGTTGATTTGTGTTTGAGTTGCCCATTGACTAATGGCATTTTGAACGTCCGTCTTAATTGTAGACGTGTTTGATCCGCAACCTGTATCATAGAGCACAAATACCTTAGTATAGATGTATAAATTCTCTGGATCTATGACCACTGGGTCGATAGATGCCATCGCATACTTTCTTAAGTCTGCAGCAATGGACTTTTTAGTAGCATCGTTTAGTGTTGCACCTGTTTGAGTCTTAACAGCAATATAAACTTTTCCGTAAACAGGAGGTGTTAATGAGTCTCCACCATAAGCAACGACTGCATCTGCGTTAGGATAAACCTTTTTAGTCAAAATTGAGTAATCTTGAGCAGTTACAGCACGGTATTGTGAGGAATAATACCTTGGAGCATTATATTTAATGGATTCTATTGTCTCAGCGTTAAATCCACCTGTGGAATTTGAGTTAATTGTTAGCGTTGTATTGCTAGAAGAGTACTCTGACCCTAAATTATCACTTAATTGACCTATGAAGTTGAACTTACTTACGTCATTTGCAGCAGGTCCAGAGGTTACCAAGTACTCAAGTACGATAACTTCCCCATCTTTTAGTGCTCTTCCAACTGAATCATCACCAAATTTGATCTCATACCGCATATCTTCCCCTTCAGAGAGGAAATAGACCCTAGATGTAGCGGTTAGGTTAGTAACAGTGTCCACTAGGTTGTATAGATCACTTGTAGTAGAGGATTCGTTTGCCTTTACTTTAACTGCAAGAGTACCTATATCCGCATCTTCCGAAGGAACTTTATAGTTCTGTGATGCAAATGTATTAACAATGTAGTTGAAGTTGACTATAGATCCTTCTTTTACCAATAAATTACTAAATTCTGCTATTCCTGTAGTTGCATTTACCTCAGCAGTAGTGTTTGCAGTTAAGTTCCAGATATAATTTCCACCAGATGCAACAGCACCCTTTGCCAAAGTAACAGTACTAGGATATGATCCACTCGTTTGTGTAGTCTGTACGACCAGTTTAAGGTCTGCTGTAGACGCTAAAATGGATTTAGGTACATAATTAAGTAATTTTGCTATATTAACGACATTATCACGAACTGTGGAAGAGGGTAGAAACGCCTCGTTCATTGACATATTCGCATTAAATGAGGTATAATACGTATTATATGCAAGAATATCGATTAAGTAGTTCAAAGTAGCACCTTCAAACTCATAATCACTGAACTCTGTCCTAGTTCGTAGGTATGACTTGATAGATGCTTTTATATCATCAAAATCTAGTGCTGTTAAATTATTCGGGGTTGACATTATTCAGGTCTCTGTAATACGAACGCAACTGTTTCTACTAATGGTACTCCAACTATTCTATAGTTAATAGTAACATTGAAAGCATTATCACCTGGTAGATCATTTACATCTACCTCCAATAGTTCAATTCTAGGTTCAAATTGTCCAACAGTATTTATGATGTCATCTTGAATTGCGTCAGCAACCATAGGATCCATCGGTTCAAATAATAATTCCCTTACACCAGACCCAATCTCAGGTCGAAACAGTTTTTCTCCTGGTGAAGTTTGTACCAAATTCATTAATGACTGTTTTATGGCATTCTCATTCTTAAGGACGGCAACATCCTTCGTAAAAGGATTGGCTTTAAAACCTATACCTACGTCATTGAAGAATCTCGACAGGTTATCTGCCTTTCCACTAATCTCTTTAAATGCCATTTTATACCTTATAGAACGTATAATTCAAAAATAGTTCCTCATTAGGCATTATTGGTTTTATAACAACAACGTACCACTTGTTTTTGACTTGATACTTATCACAATTTGGATCGTCAGAGTGGTTTATAAACCCTCCCAAGGGGGTTCTATAGAGTCCATCGTCTAAAACTATATGTGACGTACCTAATTCAGTACCAACTTCGATATATTTGTTAGTAAATATACCTTGACCAGCAATAGGACTGTCCTTTATGAACAGTCCGTCTGGTAACGCTTTATAAGACACCTTCGCATACTATATCTCTATCTTTATTTATCTAGTTTCCTTGACCTCTATAACGCTTCTTCGCTCTGTTACGACTCGTAGCACTCAATTTGGTGTTTTGTCCCCGCCCTTGTCTTGTCTTTTTAGGTTGTGCTGGTACATATGTTCCAGTTCCCCATGCCCCTGAACTTGCCTTTGCCATTTGTGGATCGCCCCGCTAGGATTTTTTCTATTATAGCAGTCTTTGCTCTATTTTGTCCAATCTTTCGTAAATATCCTTAATTATCTCAATAAAATGGACATATTCGCCTTTTTTCTCGTTTTTTACGAAAACTTTGTCAAATGTGGGTAGTTCTTGGAGGTTTTTCTCTATATTCTCCACTTTTTCGCCTAATTGTTGTAGGCACATGTTAATAACGTCGTGTGCCTCTGTATTATCTTGCCAAGGGTCAATCTTTTTGTTTGACATCGTACTCAATTACAATCTTCTTGGTCATTTTACCTGTAGAGTCGAGCGTTTCCATCTGAGTGAATGTACCCTTGGATATACTCTCCATCTCTGTCTTATCAAGACCACAGAGTTGCTCGCAGTTCTCTACAGCGATTTTGACTGCCTGTGCACCACGTGGATACTCGGGCTTGGCAAAACCGTTCAGATCATTCTTCTTAGCATTCTCTAATGCCTTGTCAATGTCTATATGAAACTCACTCATTCTTAGAAGGTGCTCTGAAGTACTTGTTAATGACCTCTATCTGATCATGGTAACGTGCAATCTTGTCGAGTTCGCATTGGATTGCTTCTGTTATGTCTGAGTGTTCTCCGATACCTGCTGGATGCTCAAGGTAAACATTAACATTCGCCTTGTGCTTCTCAATTTCGCCAGTAGCATGTGATAATACTGCTCTGATTAGTTGTTCTCTCATGTGTAAACTCATAGTAAGTCCTCAAATTCATCTAAAAATGTTCTACGTTGCTCCCACGTCATACCTGATGTAGAACCCTTACAAGGATTTATACATCTTTTATCATTCGCCTCGTTACAGACTAGACCTGCTAGATCGTGCGGATCCCCATCCTTACCTGTACCCCAATATAAGTGAAGTCCTATCCATGTTGCATTGCATCTAGGACAGACTTTAATCATTCTTCACTCTTTTTAAGTCTAAATTTTCCATCTAATACGTCATATTCTAGTTCAGTGTCTGAAGACCACCCTAGTTCTTCTATCACATCGTATGGAATTGTAAGAATGAGATCCCCATAATCGTCTTCGTCTAAACGTGTTGTGAATCTCTTGCTCATAACCTATAATCTGTTAGTTTGTTCATACGAGGTTCTGGGGAATTTCTCTTTCCATCCAGACCACAGTGTATATAGATCTTTTACATCCTGAGAGTCTTTGTTATGTGCGTAGAAATCTGCACACTCGTACATACGATGTTCTAAGTGTCCCTCGCACCTTATCAACGCCTCTAACGCCCTGACACGTACTTCGGAAATTTCTTCTGGGGTGTTTTTCATAATTGGAAATTTTTCTAAGGGGGTTGTAAAATTTTTTGGAATTATATGTAACACACTCGTTTGGGAACCTTTGTAGGTTAGGGTAGTTTGCCTTTTTAATAATACGGGCCGCCCAAAGACCGAGAACCCCCATAAACACTGCGATTTGGGGCGAATTCTTTATATTTAGCGGGTCATTTACCTGCCTTGGGTGTTACTTAGTGAGCATGATTACCTCCGAGTAAGTAATAAAAAAGGGAGACTGATTGCCTCCCCTTAATTATACATTATTTAAGCAAGATTGTCAAGGAATTGTTGTGAAACAGTGTCGCAATCGTTGCTGTTATCTTTACCCATCCACTTGTTAATATGGCGGGAAGTTGTTACTGACCAGTATTTTTCAGTCTTAATGTAACCTTTGCCCCACAAATACGCTGCAACAGGTGTTTTATAACTGAAGAAGATTCGTCCTTCATTTGTTTCAACTTCTGTCTGATTTGCTGCGATTGGTGTTAGTTTCATTTTAAAATGATCCTTTGGTTGTTTACTCTTTAATTATACAATCACCTGGAGTTGTTTACAACTACTCTTGTGCCAGTTTGTTCATTGGCACATTAATTGTTTATACTGGGACATGGTATAATAGACCCTCTAATAGTAAGTAATTGCACATACGGTTAATGTTACTTTCCTCCATATGTTGTTCCGTATCTAACATAAATTGACAGAAATCTATCATGTCCTCGTTGTTAAGTTGTGGAAAACTTTCTTTGAGTTGTTTATACTTAGTGGGGAGAATCATAGGAAGGGTTTGTGATACCTTACAAGGTTAATTGTACCAGAAATTGTTAGTTATGTCAAGGATATTGCGATTTCCTGATATACATTGACAGTCGGTAATTAACGTGCTAAGACTACATTTCTTTTCCACATTTCCACAGACTAAGTAACACTCTAATAGATTTAATTAACCATTTAATGTTTTCAACAATTATGCGGAATCTTGTGGAAAACTATCATTTTTCTGTTGAAAATGTCTGTTTCTCATATACTCCCACATGATACAAGTTAACTCCTTAAGTGTTATCCAAACGTAGTTAATCTGTTCACCGTGAGTAATACTTTGTTCTCCCTTATTGTCATTCTTCATTGTATATCTTCATACCTATTCTCTTGTGATTTGTATATACTTTCCTCTGATACTTTCTCTCTGTCATGATAAACAATGTCCTTCCAATGTGTTCTGTAAATTAATAAATTAGTCTCCTTATATCCCCACATACTATTAATATCCTTCCTACGATTAAGACTCATTGTTATATACTTATCACCTATAAAATTAACATGTCCAGTATCATTTTGATAGGTAATCTTCTCTCCTTTAGTAAACTTTTGGTTCATGTAATTTCCTCACTAAGTTACATTATATTTGAAGGAATACTTTTCCTTCGTTATTACATAGGGGCGTATCTGTTGGTATGTATTCTTCACAATCTTTGTCATAGATTTGTACTGTTTGTTGTAATTCATCTTTAGAAAGTTCGTGAAGTTGATGTAATAAATCAAGGTAAGTCATGGTTGGTTTGTTTAACTCTTCGTACCGTAAACTGTCATAACAAGTTGTTAATTTGTTCCATTCAATTAGCGTCCAAGATAATGACATATAGTGGGGTCAATTTGCTCACTATTATGTATTACATATACTCTAATTGTTCCCTAGTTGGTAATACATCCTCACGAATTTCTTCTAAATGTTGATACTTAGCATCCTCATCTTCGATCTGTACGTTATCAACTAATTCATCATATAGGTCATCTGAGTAATTATCAACCTCTTCTTTTATCTCACTATCTGTTAACTTGTCAAAGTAATTTAACATCTGTTCATGTGCATATTGTTCAAGAGATTTGCAGTCCATACCATCAATAATAAGGTCAACAAATTGCTCTTTAATTGATTCTAATTGTTGTGAAGTTAGTTTGTTCATTGTTAAGAATTGAAGTAAGTTTGCTCGACTAAAATGTTAGTTTCTAACTCAAATACCTCTGGGGTAATACCTTCTTCTCTTACAAGTGCTTCGAGAAAAATGTTAGTAACTTGCTCTAATTCGTCATCAGTTAGATACTCATAGAGGTCAATCTTTCGGTGATTCTGTTCAAATTCGTAGTCAGATTGTAGACTCATTTGTTAATTTCCTCCCCTAATTTGTTGAATGATTTGTTTAAACAAGGGACAAAAAGTGTTCCCTCTGGTGTTAACATAGTGAGCATAAGTTCAAACCAGTTGTTGTTAGTCTCATGCTGACTTAATGTTAAATTAGCAAAGTAAGTTTGACTCCAGTTCATTGACATAAATCCTCAAATCTTTGCATAGTTAGTTTCTCTAATGCGTCATTAGTTCCCTTACTAAATGAACATAATTCGTTCATCATTTCAACAGTTAGTTTATTACTAACTCTGAAATCTTCCCAAACTTCATCAAATAATGACTCTAATAGCATTTCGTTTTGCATACATGACATAATTAAATTGCCTCAAATTGGTTTACAATAACATCCTCTAATTCTGATATTCTATTATCATCAATTAGGGAAAGATAGTCTACTAAAATCTCATTTAAGAGATTCTCTCGTTTATACTCAGGATAGTCAGA